GATATTACATATCAAAGATGTGGTCCGGGAGCGCCTAGACGGCAGGGAAATTGTAGACACCATCTTAGCTTTAGAAGATATGTATAAGCCTGAGGCTATTGGTATTGAAGAAATGCAGGTATCCAAGGCGATTGGCCCATTCCTTCGGGAAGAAATGATCCGTACAAGTACCTTTCCTTCACTTATAAAGCTTAAGCATGGGGGTAAGGACAAGTTATCTCGTTCAAGAGCCATGCAGGGCCGTATGAGGGCTCATGGAGTACGTTTTAACAAGGATGCTGAATGGTATCCAACCTTTGAAGATGAAATTGTCAGCTTTCCTCGTGCAAAGCACGACGACCAGCTTGATTGTTTTGCGTACCTTGGTATGCTTTTAGATATTATGGTCGAAGCCCCAACTAAGGAACAACAAGAAGATGATGAATACGAACTCGAACTACAATCAAGCGGACTCAATGGAGGACGCTCCAGGACAACCGGATATTGAAGATCGGGCTGACCAAGAATTAGATAATGTTAGTCTTGCTAAAAACTTAGCAGAAGACCTAGATGAAGATACTATTAATAAAATTGGAAATGCTTGTAAGCGAGGTTTTGATGCTGATATTAGTTCCCGCATTCAGTGGGAAAACAATATTAAGGACTGGCAGAAACTAGCTCTTCAGATTCAAGATGAAAAGTCATGGCCCTGGGCTGGTGCCTCTAATGTCAAGTACCCAATGCTGTCTACCGCCTCCATGCAGTTTGCTGCTCGGGCCTATCCAAGCTTAGTCCCCTCTAATGGTGAGATTGTAAAAGCCACGGTTATTGGTAAAGATCAGACTGGTGAGAAGGGCAAGATTGCAGAGCGAGTCTCTACTTATATGTCCTGGCAAGTTATGCGAGAGCTTAACTACTGGGAAGAAGAGATGGATAAAATGCTTATCATGCTGCCTGTTGTTGGTTGTATGTTTAAGAAGACTTATTTCTGCAAAGAAAGTGATCGTGTAGACTCGAAGTTAATTATGCCTATGGATATGGTTGTTAACTACTGGACTAAACGTATTGAGGAGTCCGAGCGCATTTCTGAGGTAATTCAGATTTCACAGAGAGCGTTTAAAGAGAAGCAACTGAATGGTGTCTATCTTGATGTTGATCTTGGCGCACCGCCTACACCAGACACATACTCTGGGGGTGAGCAAAATATTCCGGCTGATCCTGATACTACTCCTTATGAGTTAGTAGAACAGCATACATATTATGATCTAGATGATGATGGATTAGCCGAACCAGTAATTGTTACCTTTGAGCGTAACTCTGGTAAAGTAGTACGTATTGCTATTAGGTACTATTTAGATGATGTGAAGCGGAATGATAAAGATAAGATTATCTCTATTAAGCCAATTTGCATGTATACTAAGTATAGTTTCGTACCATCACCTGATGGTGGGTTCTATGATATTGGGTTTGGTACATTGCTCGGCCCTTTAAACGAATCTGTTAATACATTAATTAATCAGTTGCTTGATGCAGGTACTCTTCATAATATGAATAGTGGTTTCATCGGGAAAGCCCTGCGGGTGAGGGCTGGTGATACTAGCTTCATTCCGGGTGAATGGAAGCCTGTTAATGCCACTGGGGATGATCTCCGTAAGCAAATCGTACAACTTCCAAGTAAGGAGCCATCTGGAGTTCTTCTTGAACTACTCAAGTTCTTGGTACAAGCTGGGAAAGAGCTTGCCTCCGTAGCTGAAATCTTTACTGGAAAGATGCCTGGTCAGAATACACCAGCAACTACCACAATGGCTACCGTGGAACAAGGTATGAAGGTATTCACAGCTGTTTACAAGCGGCTATACCGTTCTTTATCTGAAGAGTTTAAGAAAGTATTTGATCTTAATAGCAAGTATCTTGATCCTAATAAGTATGTGAATGTGTTGGACATGACCACAGGACCAAACGACTTTGACAGCACTACAGTGGATATTTTCCCTGGTGCTGACCCTACAGCAACCTCTCAAAACGAGAAGTTGACAAAGGCCCAAGGTTTGATGGAACTGATGCAGATGTTTCCAGGTGTATTAGACCCATTGGTTGTTATCAATCGTATTCTAGAAGCTCAAGAGCAGCCCAATGCTCGTGAATTGTTTAGTAAAGAAGTACAGCAGTCAGGTCAACTGCCCCCACCTCCACCTGATCCAAAGATACAAGCTTTGCAAATGAAGTCTCGGATTGACCAGCAAAAAGCGGCGTCTGATCTCCAAATGCAACAGCATACTATGGAGCTGGAAGGCCGTGCCAAGGAACAGCAAATGCAAATGTCTGCCCAAGAGCATGCATTGAAAATGCAACAGGCTCAAGAAAGTGGACAGCTTAAAGCTGCCTCTGAACTACAAAAAGCAAGAGTTAATATCGCTAGTGCCTCCGCCCAAGGGCAACAAAAACTAGTGCAAGGGCAACAACAGCATCAAGTAAAGATGCAACAAGCCAAGGAGCTTAAATCATCATCTCAAACATCGAATGGCAAGAATGGCGGCAAAACCCAGTAACTCGTGCATTTTGGGATGCTCTTAAAGAGCGTCACAGTGATGTAACTGATGAACTGAAGTATGTTGACATTGATGCTTTAAAGTATAAGCAAGGCTATATTCAAGCCTATGAGGATATTCTTAAGACTACATCGGAGGATGTGTAATGCTAGTACCCCTGGGCCATCGCCTATTAGTTAAACCCGAGAAATTTGAAGAGGTAGACGAACTCTACGCCGCCGCAAAGCGGGCAGGTATTCACCTCTCTGACCTTGACGCACGAAAAGAGCAGGTTGCTGTTGATCGTGGTGTTATTGTCTCAGTAGGAGATACTGCTTTTAAAGATTTTGGTGGGGTTCCCTGGTGCCAAGTAGGTGATAAAGTTGCCTATACCCGACATGGTGGAAAACTAATTAAAGACCCTGAAGACAATGTAGAATATATTGTTTTAAACGACGAAGACATTATTGTCCGGTTCGACACTAGTAAAGTATAAGGATACATATGGATATTGAAAATACACCAGCTTCCACAAATAGTGGTGAGCAGTCTACAACAATCGAGCTATCCCCAATTGAGCAAAAAGCTATGGAGATGGGCTGGCGTCCACTAGAAGAATTCTCTGGTGATGAAGTAGATTTTATTGATGCTAAAGAGTTTGTTGCTCGTAAACCACTCTACGATAAGATTGGGCAACAAAGTAAACAGTTGAAGAATGTTACAACTGCGATTGAATCTTTAAAAACCCATTATGGGAAGGTTCAAGAAACAGCCTATAAGCAAGCTTTAGCTGAACTTAAATCTGAGCGTAAGCGAGCGCTTGTTGAAGGCGATGCTGATCGCTTTGAACAACTTGATGATGATATTAAGGTAAAAGAACAAGAGGTAGCCGACCTACGGGCCGAGCAAAATGTTCCAATCGTTAGAGAAGAACCAACAGTTCACCCAGACTTTGCAAACTGGCAGAACAAAAATGAATGGTACTCTTCGGTTAAGTATATGCGAGAATTCGCAGATGAACTAGGTGGTAGGTTAGCAAATACCATGTCTCCGAAAGAGGTTCTTACCGAAGTCGAGAAACAGGTACGGAAAGAGTTTCCACATAAGTTTAGCAATCCAAACAAGGCCGATGCTCCCGAGGTAGGTTCCTCGCGCAACACCGGGCGGGGCACAAAAGCCGATGGTATTGAACTAAACGAACAAGAATTAAAAATTATGCATAACCTTATTAAACTAGACCCTGTTCTATTTACTAAGGAAAAGTATATTGCAGAACTAAAGAAAGCTAAGGGGATTAAGTAATGACAAATGCAAAGAGCACACCAGGTCGAGTTAAACGTACTCCACTAACTGTCCGAAATCGCCTCTCAGTAAAAGACAAAGAACCCGGTTATGTTTATCGAATTGTGAATGATACTGACGACCGTATTGCACAATTCCAAGAACAAGGTTACGAAATTGACCAGAAAAATGCTGGTAAAGTTGGTGACAAACGGGTAGACTCAGGTACTGGGCTGGGTTCAGTCCCATCCTTTTCTGTGGGTCAAGGTACTAAAGCTGTTGTTATGCGTATTAAGCAAGAATGGTATGATGAAGATCAACGAGCCAAACTAGCTTATGTTAAATCAACAGAGGAAACTCTCTCCAAGGATTCTAAAGCCGACTACGGTAGTATTCAAACTACTTAATTTACTTTATAGTCCTTTTAAAACTAATTTGAAAGGATATAGCCAATGGCTAACACTTCTCGTATTGCAGGCTTTCGTCCTGTAAAACATACTACTGGTAGTGCCTATACTGGGCAAGCCAATATGTATGCCGTTGCTGCTAGTGACGGCACTGCTCTCTTTGTAGGTGACCCTGTTACCTTGGATGGTAGTGCTTCTGCTGGTGGTATTGCCACTGTAACTAAGGCCGGTGCATCTGGACAAACTTTGGGCGTTATTGTAGGTATCTTGCCTGCCAAATTTGATCCTGTTTCGGGCTCAATGACAGCAGGTTCAATTGCCCTTGATACACCCCAGTTCCGAGCAGCCTCTACCGCTGCTTTCGTAATGGTCTGCGATGCGGACGACGTTATTTATGAAGCAGAACAAACCACGGGTGCTAATGCCTCGTATACTTTCTTGATTGCTGACGTTGGTTTGAACGTTGGGCATACTACTGTTGCTGGCAGTACCATTACTGGTTCTTCGCAAGCTGCTGTAGACATGTCCTTAAAAGCTACTACCGCTACTCTTCCTTGGAAGATTGTTGGTGCTGTCCAGCGTGTAGATAATGAAACCTTTACTGGTGTATCTACAGCCGTCAAACTGTTGGTAAAGCTTAATCAGGCCGTTCTCGGTTCTGGTACTGGCTCTACTGGCGTCTAATAGGAGTTATATATGGGTATTATTGCTACCTCAAGTTTTGCCAAGAGCCTATGGCCTGGCGTCAATGCCTGGTATGGTCAGGCTTACAATGAGTACCAAACTGAGTGGGACAAACTGTTTGATAAGAACAGTTCTCGCAAAGCCTTTGAAGAGGATGTTGGTGGCTCTTACTTTGGTCTAGCACCAGTTAAGTCTGAGGGTGCTCCTATCTCTTACGATACGGCTCGTCAAGGTTTCACTAGTCGATATAACCATGTGGTGTACGCCCTTGGCTTTATCATCACTCGTGAAATCTATGAGGATGACCAGTATGATGTGGTAGGTAAGCTCAAGGCGCAAAGCCTTGCCTTCTCTATGCGTCAAACCAAAGAGATTGTTGCAGCTAACGTCTACAACCGTGCCTTCGCAGGCTCTGGTTTCCTTGGTGGTGATGGCAAGACCTTGGTTGCGGCAGATCATCCAAACATCGCAGGCGGTACATACTCTAATGCACCCTCTACAATGGTTGACTTGTCTGAAGCCTCTTTGGAACAAGCATATATTGATATTGCTGGCTTTACAAATGACCGTGGTTTGCTGATTAAGGTTCTGCCTAAGAGTCTGCACATCCCTCGTCAGTTGATGTTTGAAGCCAAACGTATCTTGGGTTCGGATGGCCGAGTTGGTACAGATAACAATGATTTGAATGCACTGAGGACGATGGGTATTATCCCCACTGTCTATGTCAATCACTTCTTGACTGATGCTGATGCATGGTTCTTGCGCACTGATGTGCAGAATGGTATGAAACTGTTTGAACGCCGTGCCGATGAGTTTGACATGGATGAGGACTTTGATACAGAGAACGCTAAGTATAAGGCTACTGCCCGTTACTCGGTAGGCTGGTCTGATCCTCGTGCCGTATATGGCTCACAA